GTTATTTTGGTGTTAATACTACAAATTTTTCAATATATAATTCAGACCCTAATTCTTTAGGCTTATATGTAGCTAATAGAATTGGAACAAGTCAAAAGGCTTTTAAAAATTCAAGTATTGTTGTAAGTTCAACAAACGCATCAGGAACAAGACCAAATGCTAATTTAGTTCTTGCAGGATTAAATTTTAATGGCTCAATTGATGGTGGTCTTTACTCAAATAAACAATATGCTTTTGCATCTATTGGTGATGGCTTAACAGATACAGAAGCAGGTAATTTTTACACAGCCGTGCAGGCATATCAAACAACTTTAGGTAGACAAGTATGACATACGTAGGACTTTTAACAATTGAACAAAAAGATAGCCTAATTGGTCAGCTTTACGATGACGACAGCTATTTCAATCCTATTCAGGATGACTTCGACCAATGGATTATTAGCACAGAAGAAATGGAATTTTGCGTTAATCCTGTATTTATTTGGGTAAAAGATTTACCACTTATAGAATATATTCCTAAACCTGCTCCACCAGTACCTCACTAAAAGAATAATGTGTAAACAAAAGGTCGGTTTATTGGCTGAGGATGAGAAGGAAGCTCTGGAGGGGAAGCAATACGCTCCAAAAAAGTATTTCACACCTTTAGAGGATGCCGACGGAAATTTTGTACTACCTATAAAGCAAATTAACAATTTAAAAAATCCCGAGTACTGGTGGGTCGTTTACCTGCCTTTAATCGATTACAAACCCAAACAAATGGACAAATCAGTAATTCCAGACATTTTAGCTCTCAGCGGTCTTTTCCTTTTCACTGGCGCGGAGGTGAGCATCGAGGGCACAATATTCGAAATAATATCAAAATTTGGCGTCGTGGCGGTGCTATGGTACTGGCTCCAGAATATGAAAGGACAGATAAAGGAACAGATGACTCATTTTAGCGGAGAAACTGAACTATTGAGGAAGGAGCACAAAGAAACGCTCACAGAATTTCAGGAGGTGCACAATAAGCATAACGAGCTAATGAAGCAACAACTCGAGGCAAAGGATCAGATGATCAAAGACCTACAAAGTAAAATTAAGTAGGTTTTTTTCGGCATTTTACCCTAAAATGAAAATATTTTCACTTTTTGAAAAAAAATATTGCTCAAAGTTTTTTTTATATCAAATTAAAATCTATCTTTGTATTACAATACAATAAAACGGAATTATTAACACATCAAAACTTAAGATTATGAATGCTAAAGAATTAAAAATTGAAATTGAAAAACTTGCAAAAGAACTGAATATATCATTTGTTGAAGCTTGTCAAGCTATGCAAGGAGCCGCTGCTCAACTTAAAAACGAAGATATGATTACAGCAATTCATAAAATTAAAATGACATATATTAAAAAAAATAATTTTTAATCTTTAAAACCTTATTTATTATGAGCACTATTATTAAAACACAGTACGAAACAGCAAAGCAATTACTCAAATCAGTTGAGCAAAATTTAAGACTTTACGACCTGCTGAATGATGACAAACGCTGGGCGGATTTTTACAACATGGCAACTTCTTTACTAACTATTGTCGGAGGTGTTGATTCTTATAGTTTTTCCATAGTTCAAAAGACCAGACCTGCAGGCGTTTCAATTATTGACGATTGCAGACAAAGATTTACAGCATACGAAGCGGAATTGATAAAAGCTGGTTTAATTCCTTCGGTATGGGAGCAAATACTCGCAGACGTCGAACAAACTGAGCCAGCTCAGGAAATAGAGTATACAGACGACCAAAAAGCTCAAATGTGGTACGAGCACCAAAAGCAAATTGATTACGATCCGCAATTTTAATTCATCACTTTAAACCTTATTTTATGAAAACAAGATTTTTAATTTTTATCTGCAGTCTTTTTCTATTATCAAGTTGCGTTGTTGGATTTCCAATTGAGGGCAGTGTAAGCAACTCAGGAAAATGCAAATCAACTCAATGTTATGCAAAGACAAAATCAGGCAGCCGTTGCAAAAATATAACGACAAATTGCTCTGGCAGGTGTCACGTTCACTAAATTTTTAACTTTTAAAACCTTATTTTATGAACTACAAACAAACTGAAAACCTTAGCGAGCTAATCCTCGCTTTGGTTAATTTCAATCTCGAATTTCAAAATACTAAGCTGATTAAGGACGGCAAAAACGAGCATTTAAGAAACAAATATTTGACGCTCGACAATATCCTCAATACGGTTCGTCCGATCCTTACAAAGCACGGTTTAGTAATTGTTCAGGCGCTGGCTGGCGATTATCTCGTTACAACGATTTATCACGTCTCAGGGCAATTTATCCAATCTGAAATGCCATTTCATCCAATGAGCGGAAACAAGGGAACAAACGCCCTGCAGGAACTTGGTGGCGGCATTACATACGCTAAGCGCTACGCTATTTCTGCAATGCTGGGAATATCTGTTGATGCTGATGACGATGGGCAAGGCTCTAAAATCAAATCTGAGCAACTTAAACCTAAAAAGAAGGTAAATACTATTGAGGAACTGCAAAAGTTGCTTGGTTGGCTTATAGATAACCCAGAAAAGCAAGATACTTACTTAGATATATTTGAGCTTACAAAGGAACAAAAACAATTTATTGAGAATAATTTATGAAATGGACATTATTTAGAGTAAACGACTCAGTACATTTTTTTGTTGAAAGGCTAACTAATCCAACAGCTCCCGAAAGGGAGCACGTTGCGAGCCTTCACAAAGCTATAAATTGCCCACTTACTGACAAATCAGCTGAAGCGCTTAGTATTTATACAAGCAAAAGCGGACCAGTTCCAAAGGCCAGCACCGAGCAGACATACAACAAAGGCGATCTTTGCGCTTTACTTATTACTTCTTATTGGAAGGCGTGGAACAAAGCAGATAATAACTGGCAGGCTAATGAAATTAAGGAACTGAAAAAAATCTGCATTGAGTATGTACATGAAATGCGGAGGTCTGTCGGTAGTAATGTAGGAGCTTTTAAAATAACAAAGCAAATGATGTTTTCTGCTATTATTCATAGGCTAACAACAACTCAAGATTTAAAAGATTTTTTTGCAAAAACACTTTAAACAATTAACAAAATGAAAAAAGTATCTGATCAAATGGTTAATAGAATACATAAAGTTGCTCACATTACTGAGGTGCTAAATGATATTTTATTTAGAGATAGACCAATATTAAAAGATTTCGACATTGAAAATATAGAAATCGATAATGAAAAGCAAGTTTTTAGAAACTACAAAACTGGGGACGGTGGCGATGTTGTTACCCTTTTAATGAAAGCATATAATTTTCAATATTCAGATGCTCTTTTATGGCTACAAAATAAGTATGATTTAAAAGAGGGCATACCTACCTTTCAGGAAATAGCTGAGGAATGCTCTAAGGCTTGCAATTATTACAAAGGATTATCCAAAGATTATAATTGCTTTTTTGATAAAAATTCTTTTATGGATGGATTTCAAGCGGGAGTTAATTTTTATAAATATTTTTCAGAGGATTAAGCGCAAAAAGTTTTTTTATTAAGATAATTTTTCTATATTTGTGCATAGAATTTACGTTTGAGTGGACGCGAACCTAAATTCGATAGTATTCATAAAATAAGGTATAACCCGATTTAATCAAAGGCGACGTCCACCGCTGGAGATTATTTCGGGTTTTTAATTTATATAACTATGGCAAAATATAACATTGGCGAAAAGGTTTTATATCAAGATTATGACGGTAAAATAATTGAGGGTATTATAGATTATATAGGTTTTGAGAACAGGACAAAGACTATAACTTGGTATAGTGTTAATTTTGGATATAAGGCTTTTTTAGTTCCAGAAAAAGAGATAATTACAAAAAGCGTTCAATTAACTTTGTTTTAAAAAACATCATTAAAAGTTTTTTTATTTAGATGTTTTTTATATTTTTGTATTCGAAAGGAAAAAACAACGTTTGTGTTTTGAAGTAGTGGTCAAATCATAAATGTACAACGATAAGAAATATTTCATACAACCCGTTTCAGTTCAATAGAGCCACTACCTCTAAAGAATTGTTTCGGGTTTTTTATTTATATCAATATGGAAAGAGATTTTAAAGGGGTATGGATACCTAAAGAAATATTTTTAAATGAAACATTAAGCTGGGCAGAAAAAATATTGCTTATCGAAATTGACAGCTTAGACCAAAACGGTCAGGGTTGTTTTGCCTCAAATGAATATTTAGCAAAGTTTGTACAGGTTTCAGAGGGTTCAATGGCCAATATGATTGTTAAGCTAATAAATAAAGGATATATCATTAAAAAGGGTTTTGATGGTAGAAAAAGATATGTAAGTTTGAATCCAGACTTAACAAAAATATTAAGTCAGACTTCACAAAAATATGAAAGCAGGGTTCATAAAAATATGAACTCAGACTTCACAAAAACATTAACTCAGGGTTCACAAAAAAATGAACATATAAATACAATTAGTAATACAACTAATAATACAATTATAAATAAAGAGAAAAAAGAAAAAAAACTCTCTCCCTCTCATAAAAAAATTAGTGTTGAAGATTTAGAATATTATCATGAGTTTTGTCAAGTGCTTAACTACCTATCTGAAAAGACAGACGTAAAATACAACATACCGAAAGATGTCAAAACCTTAAAAAAATATAAGAACTACATTTTAATTTTAGAAATTTTAAAAGACGGAAATACTCCAGATGCTTTAATGTCGGTAATAGATGTAAAATATAATGAATGGATTTCGGACGAAAAAATGTGCAAATACTTAGTACCCTCAACATTATTCAGAAAGTCAAAATTTGAAAATTATTTAACACAATCTCAAATTAAGAAAAAAACTTATAATGTTAATGCAAACTCTGAAAATAGCTACATACCTAAACCTTTAAATTATAAAATTTTCTAATTATGAACGATCAAGATTATAATAAAAAAATTTACGAGAAATTCGTACAAGAGCAAAGAGCAAAAGGACTTTGGACTGATAGAGAAAACCACTTCGAGGAATTACAAAAGCAACTTGCTGAGGCTATGAGCGGAAGAACAAAAACAATCCAGACTCTTCAGGAATTTAAGGACAAAAAAAATAGCTATAAATTAAGCGAGGAGCAGGAAAGAAGGAAAGCACATTATATGCATTATGTCAAGACAACTGATAAGCCAAAACCAACTCAGCCAGTATTTATAAAAAAGACCTTTGATGATGCAAGAAAAGAAGTATCTATAATACTAAGGACAAAGCTCGAAAGAATTGATAAGGAGCTAATCTTGAGTGATAAGGACAAAGACATATATCGAAATTTAATAACATACTTTATTAAGGACGAAAAAAGTCCGTACAACTTAAAAAAAGGTGTTTGCTTATTTGGGGACGTTGGAACTGGAAAAAGTCTTACAATGCAAGTTTTTAGCGACTTTACTCAGGATAACACAAACAAGTTTAAAGTTCACGACATGAAAGAAATTGCAAGGGCAGTACAGCAACACGGTGTCGAGGTACTTTCTGAATATACTCGAGGCTCATGCTGTTACGATGATGTCGGATTCGAAGACAAAGCGAACCACTACGGTAACAAAATTTGTATTTTTACTGAGCTTGTTAATATTCTTTACGAAAGATTTTTAAAAAACGGAAAAGTTTTTCATATTACAACAAATCTCGGTTTTTCTCAAGATTTTGGCTTTGGTACATTTGCGCAAAGATATGATCGCAGGGTAGTTGATAGGCTCAGGGAGATGTTAAATATTATCGAATTAAATGGAGATTCAAAAAGACAATAAAACTATGAACAACTACAAAGCGATGAATGCTTATTTATTAGTGACAGCCTTAAATTTGACTTTATTTTCCATTGCTGAGCTCGAACCTTCAAAGATGAAGCAAACGCAAAAAATGAGATTTTTAAACCTGCGGAACGTTGCAAAAAACTTTCTGGGGCAGATGCCGAACAGCAAAGAGGACAAAGAATTTTTGAACGATCAGAGTTTTGATAGTGTCGGCTTAATTGCTGAGCTTGTCGCAATGCTTTCTCAGGTTCATCCAGACCAGCAAGAGTGGATCACTCAGGAAGTCAAAAAGTTAATTTTTCAATCTGTTAATCGACAAAACGGCTTAAATTTATGATAGCAAATATTTTTAACCTAACTGGTCTTACAAATGCAGAGCTTTACGAGCACAATATGCACGCTGGAAAATTTGTTCGAGACCTCACGGTACAAAACCTGCATGATCTTTTTTTTCTGCTTAGACTCGAAATAACTGGCGAACCAACTGCAGCTGAAACAATAAAATTTTTAACACAAAAAGCTATTGAGCTTAATATCCAAATTTACTAATTATGAAACAAATAATCGGATTTACAATATTAGCGGCTTGCCTATTTGGCTGCATCCAGACGAAAGAAGCGCCAGAGATAAAAATTAAAATAGTTGAGCGGATTGTATACCGTGATACCTGCGACAGCGAGTTTATACGCAAAATTGGACAAATTGAGTCCAATAATACGGATAGCGTTATTGAAGCAAACGGTCACGGCTTCGGGCGCTACCAAATTTATAATATTTGCGTCAAAGGCTCAGGAATGACGGATTTACTCGGGTACTCACATAATGATATGTTCAATAAAGAAAAAGCGGAGCACGTTTTTTGGGCTACAATGGGTATTTTTTGCCATACCTTTGCACAAAAGCATGGACGCTATCCGACATACGAGGAGCTGGCTCGAATGTGGTGCGGAGGCTCTGAGGGGTACAAATCAAACGCTACATTAAACTATTTAAATAAATTTAGAACGCTATGAAAGCAATCGTTATTTTGGAAGGCTCGAAGCAGCCTTATATCGCAATCGGCAGGCACTTCGGAGGCATAAATCTTGAAGGTGTGCAATATATTTACCATCCAGTTAAAGATGCCTTCATCCGAAAAGATTGGGTAAAAAAAATGAAGGGCAAAAAGTGGGAGCAATTTCTGGAAGAAGTCAAAGCCAGCGAGCAATGATTCTCTACATCGGGGTTGATCCTGCATACCGAGAAAACGGTTTTTATGTTTGTGTTATCAATGACAATATCGCAGACTTTCAGAAAATGAAAACCTTTATTGACTTTGTCGAATTTATCGATAAGATCGCGGACAATAATCTGGAGGCTTTTATCTGCATTGAGAACAGCAACGAAACCAATCACACTTTTATAAGTCCTAAAGTTAGATCAGCCAGCGGCAGGGAAAAAATCAGTCGGGACGTGGGAAAAAATCAGGCAGTCAGTCAAATGTCGGTCGATTATGCAAAATATAGGCTCAAAATAGGTGTTTTTTCAGTGAGCCCAGCGGATAAGGGCATCAAGTGGAGCGATCTGATCACAAAGAATGAAGCCAGAAATCACGGTCTTGAGCTGTTAAATTACAAAAGTTTGAAATCTGAGCAGGACAAAAGGGATGCTTTTAAACTGGCATTGAGGGCAAAATTTGAGTTTTTTAAGGCAAAAAGTGCCGAAAAAGCCAGAAAAAAGACCTAAAACAGAAAAAAAACACATTTTTCGAAAAAAAAATAACAAAAAACTAACTACCTATTTAAATTAATATCTATCTTTGTATCACAATACAATTAGAACGAATTATAAATCACACAAAAAACCTTATTATTATGACAACTATCGAAGCAGTTAAAAAACTTGAAGCAATGGAAAAAGCTATTTCAAAATTGGAAAAAATCGATGTTAACTCTGAAAAAGCTCCATACGGTTTTTGGATTAAAAGAAATAATGCTTTAAATAAAGTAATCAATGAGCATCACAATTTATTGCGCTCACTTTGGGATGCAGGAATATTTGTATAAAAAATAACGGGGAGAGGCATCCGACAAACCTCAATATTTTTTTAACTTTTTAAACCTTATTATTATGACATACGAAACAAAACAACCAGCAAACAAAGCATTCGAAGTGCATTCAGTTTATGCTCATTCTTCTATCGTAGATAGCCAGTCAAAGACAAAATATATTTGTCTGAAAAGAACTGCAAAAATGGTAACTTTTCAAAAGTTTCAGCAGCCTAATTCTGAAAAAATTACGCGTATGATCCAGTCTTATAATGGAATAGAATATATTTCTTTGGGTTCTTATTCTATGGCACCGTCAATAAGTGCAAAAAATATTACTGATTAACTTTTTTAGGTTTTCGGTCAGCCTAAAACCGTATTTTTTTAACTTTTTAAAACCTTATTTTTATGAAAAACCTATTTAATATTGATGCAGAACTTTTCAAAGTTTACAACGAAATTGAAAACAACGGAGGCGAGATGACTCCAGAACTCGAAGCAGCGCTCGAAATTACGGAAGCTGAGCGATTAACTAAGGGCGAAGGGTATGTTTATGTCATTAAGCAATTAAAATCGCAGGCTGAGATGATTAAAAGCGAAATTAAGCGCCTGCAGGAGGTAGCTAAGCGCTACGAAACATCAGCAGAAAAATTATCCGATAGATTACTCGAGTCAATTGTCGCTCATGGTCAAATTAAAACGGCATTGGTGACAATATCGAGCCGCAAAAGTAAGTCAGTATCAATCACAGATGAAAATTTGTTAGGAGCTGAATTTTTACGCATTAAAACAGAGCCAAACAAGACAGCAATTAAGGAAGCACTCGAAAGCGGTCAGGAAGTGCAGGGAGCTTTAATTGTAGAAAATTACTCGCTCAGCATTCGATAAAAAAAATCCTTTGTAGTTTATGAGGCGAAAAACAAAACTTAACCAATGCTAATGTTCAAAGTTTTAAGCGTCGTTCGATCCGATGCCAAAGGAATAAAAAAAGCTCTGCAAATTTTATAAAACTAAAATAAAATTAAAATGATTTTTAACGACCATTTTCAAAATTTTAAAAGGTATATTTCGACAAAAGCGCAATTGATTATTGCTGATATACCTTATAATTTAGGCAATAATGCCTACGCATCAAATCCAGCTTGGTATAAAGATGGAGATAATCAAAATGGTGAATCAGAATTAGCTGGTAAATCATTTTTTGATACTGATGAAAATTTTAAACCTGCTGAATTTATGCACTTTTGCAGTCAATTACTTAAAAATGAACCTAAAGAAAAAAATGATGCTCCTTGCATGATTGTTTTTTGTGCTTTTGACCAACAAATGTACTTAATCGAATTAGCAAAGCGATATGGTTTAAATAATTATATTAACCTTGTTTTTAGAAAAAACTTTTCGGCTCAAGTTTTAAAAGCTAATATGAAAATAGTAGGCAATTGCGAATATGGATTAGTTTTTTATAGAGAAAAATTGCCAAAATTTAGAAACAATGGTAAAATGATTTTTAATTGTATTGATTGGGAACGTGACGATGTTAATATTCCTAAATTGCATCCTACTCAAAAGCCAGTTAAATTATTAAAAAAGTTAATTGAAATATTTACTGATGAAGGAGATGTAGTAATTGACCCTTGCGCAGGTAGTGGATCAACAATTATAGCTGCTTTAGAATTAAACAGAAAAGCATACGGATTTGAAATAAAAAAAGATTTTTACAAAAGTGCTAATAATTGGATTGAAACTGCTAAACAAAGAAAAATTGATATTGAAAAATACGGTTACAGTAAAACAGAATTGGATAAAAATATTATAAATTTATTTACTTAATTATTAACAAAAAAAAGCTCTGCAATCACTGCGGAGCTTTTCACTTTCTAATCACTAAAAAACTAACTTACAAACTATTGAACTGACTTATTTTTTACAACTTTGACAACCTGCAGGACAACAGACGAAGTCACGACAAGCCAGTTAATGCAATGCTCGACAATTATCTCCGCTTTGTCATTGGTAAGCTCTAATTTTTGAGCAATAGCTTGTTTAATTTCCTCGCTGTATTGAGGCGAAATTCCAGATTTAAGCTCATCAACTGCAGCCGTTATATTTGTCACGAATTTAGGCAATTTCAAAAGCTCAGGGACTAAGCCGACAAGCTCAGAAAATTGTACTTTTTTATCTTCAACGATTTTGCCGATCTCGCTTATTAGTTCGGCCGAAATGATCACGCAGGTTTTTAATGCAGACATGGTAAATATTTTTTAGGTTAATAATACAAAGTTACATTTTTTAATATATATTTGTCTAAAATTACAAAAGATTGTGCAAAAATTTCAACAGATTTTAAAAGATAGGGGTTTTTATTCTGGAGCGATTGACGGAATAATCGGACCGCTTAGTTTAGCAGGCGCTAAACAATTTATTGACGCTGAGATGAACAAAAGAGGCTGGGTAAAGCCAGTTAATGACTTAGTCTGGGTACGAACAGACCAGAGCTTCGACAATAAATTTGCGGATTATTGCATCCGTTTTAATAATCGAATAGCAGACATGATATTGCCCTGCTCAACCACTCCTGGCGATTATATCATTTTTAATCCTTTGACTGTTGGTGGTATTACTGGCTCGGCTGTTGCCTGCGAGCAGCAAGTAATCGGAAGTCATAAGTTTGTCACGTCGGGAAATTGGAAAAGCCTTTGGTTAAACGCTCCTTATTTTTTCCAAGCGGGCGCAATTGAGATTTATCGGGATGCAAACAAAGACAGAAAGCTCGATAAGACAATCAAGACCAAAGGCTGGTACGGCATCAACTTTCATCGGGGCGGCATCGGTCATTTTGTCGATAACTGGTCGGCAGGTTGCTTGGTAGTTCCAGACCTGCGCTGGTTCGAGGCAATAAAGATTTTTCAAAATAATGCTTTGTATAATTTTACTCTTATAGAATTATGAAAATAGAACTGATAAAATCACAAAATATAGCGCTTGCAAAGCTTGAAACAAACAAGGGGCAAATTGAAGGTCTGCCAAAAAATCCTCGAATAATAAAAGACGCAAAGTACGAAAAGCTAAAAAAAAGCATTGAGGATAATCCAGAAATGCTTGGGATGCGAGAAGTCTTAGTTTACCCTCACGGCTCAAAGTTTGTTATCATTGGCGGCAATATGCGCTTTCAAGCCTGCAAGGATTTAGGTTTTACGGAAGTTCCCTGCAAGGTACTTGACAAAGATACGACAGCGGAGCAGCTCAGAGCTATTACAATAAAAGACAATGTCGGTTTTGGTGAGCATGATTGGGATCTGCTCGCAAATGAATGGGATAGCGTAGAGCTGGAAGACTGGGGTCTTGAATTGCCTGTTCAATATAATTCAGACATTGACTATTCAGATAAAAACGAGGAGATTGATATTGATGCTTTGGACTCAGATATGATAATAAAGCTAAAATATACAGAGGACGAATATCATTTAGTAAGGGAGCAGTTAAGTAAAATAGCAGCAACACCTGAACAAGCGGTCTGGAAATTATTAGGCAATGAGTAAACATAGATTTCCATATAAGTGGTATTTAAAAGACGGCTATCCAGAAAAAAACGGATTAAAAGTTTTCGGTACTTTTATTTGTGGCGGCGGCTCAACTATGGGCTATAAATTAGCAGGTTTTGAGCATATCGGAGGCGTTGAAATAGACCCAGAGGTTGCGGATGTTTATAAGACAAATCACGACCCAAAATATTTATTTGTTGAGGATATTCGAGAATTTGCAAAAAGAACTGAGTTTCCAGATGAATTGTATAATCTTGACATTTTAGACGGCTCACCTCCTTGCTCTTCATTTAGTATGGCAGGCAATAGAGAAAAGGATTGGGGCAAAACTAAGGTATTTAGAGAGGGACAGGCAGAGCAAAGATTGGACGATTTATTTTTTGATTATATAGCACTTGCAAAGAAATTACAGCCGAAAGTTGTAATTGCTGAAAATGTTAAAGGTTTAATACAGGGCAATGCAAAATCCTATGTGCACAGGATAAAGAAAGAATTTGAAGCTGCAGGATATAAAGTTCAATTATTTTTGCTTAATGCTGCAAGTATGGGAGTTCCTCAAAAGCGAGAAAGAGTATTTTTTATCTGTCAAAGAAAAGATTTAAACTTACCTAAATTAGATTTAAATTTTAATGAGGAAGCAATACCTTATAAATTAATAGAAGATAATAATATAAGAAAAAAAGCAAATGGTGAAATATTAAAATATTTAGAAAAAACACCACAAGGAAAATCATTAGCATATAATCATCCAAAAGGTAATTTTTTCACATCAATAAGACTTGATTTTAATTCTTGTTGTAATACAATAGCAAGTGGTTCAAATTTATTTCATCCTATAAAAAATGAATATTTAACAAATAAAGAATTGCAATTAATAGGAACATATCCACTTGACTATAATTTTAAAAAAATAGAGCCACAATATTTAATCGGAATGTCGGTTCCTCCAGTTATGACTGCGCAAATAGCAATCAAAATTTATAATCAATGGTTTAAAAAATTATAACTATGCCAATACCTAAACCAACACCAACCGAAGATGCTGACACTTTTATAGACCGCTGTATGTCTGACGAAAATATGAATACAGACTATCCAGACCAAAAGCAACGTTATGCAGTTTGCCTCGTCACATACGAAAAGCAAACGCAAAAGAATATTTTAGCTCAGGAAACTTTCACTGACTATCCGCAAGCAGCGACAACAAACGCAAAGAGGGCGCTAAAATGGAGGGACGAAACAGGCAACCCGAGAGGATGCGGAACGCCAGTCGGATGGGCACGAGCTAACCAGTTAGCGAATAGAGAACCGATAAGCTTCGACACAATCAAAAGAATGGCAAACTTTCAAAGGTTTCGCAGGTTTGCAGGCAAAGGTTATGAGCAAGGGTGCGGCACGATCATGTGGGACGCATGGGGAGGAACTGAAGGCGTTGACTGGGCAATAAGAAAAGTAAAAGAGATAGAAGGATGACAAGGAACGATAGGACACGATTACGCAGGGAGTACGAATATTTACGAGGCTGTAGCGAGATGCTCAGCTGGTTTGTTTTGAGCAACCCTTCGGACGATCTGATTGAGGATAAGCTCGACAAAATTCAGGGGCGGATGGAGCAACTTGTCACATTGCTTAAAAAATTAGAAAGCCAAAATTAACAGTGAAAAAACAGTGATTTAATGGCAAAAGAAGATAATTTAAAACCATTTAAAAAAGGTCAGTCAGGCAACCCGAAAGGCAGACCGCCACTTCGAGACATTAAAGTCGTTTTGCAAGACCTGCTCAGTCAGGAAAAGAACGGAACGCAGTTAATTGACGGTCTTATGTCAGTAGTGGTCAACAAGGCTCTCAAAGGCGATTTAAAGGCGGTCGATATGCTTTTAAGTTATAGCTTTGGCAAAGCAACACAACGGACTGAAATAACGGGGGCAGAGGGTGCACCAATTGAGGTAGTAAGTAACGACCTATCAAAATTAAACTTGGATGAACTTAAACAACTTAAAGAGATTGCCCTTAAACTCGAAGGAGATAAGTAAGCATATCGCAAAATATGACTTTAGGGAGTTTGTACAATACACAAAAAGCGATTATCAGTTTAACTGGCATCACGATTTATTGATTGAATATATACAAAAGTTTGCAGAAGGGAAAATCAAAAAGCTAATGGTTTTTATGCCACCTCAGCACGGAAAAAGTGAATTGACATCGAGGCGGTTGCCTGCCTTTTTATTAGGTACAAATCCAAAATTAAAAGTTATCGGCTGCTCCTATTCGGCTTCACTTGCAACGAGCTTTAATCGAGATGTTCAAAGGATAATTGACTCGGAGGAATACAAAGACATTTTTCCAGATACACAATTGAACGGGAGCAATATTAGAACTGCAGCACTTGGAAGCTATTTAAGGAACTCAGACATATTTGAAATTGTCGGGCACAAAGGTTTTTATAAGTCTGTCGGTGTCGGAGGCTCACTTACAGGAACTCCTGCAGATATTGGCATAATTGACGATCCAATAAAAGACGCTTTGGAAGCAGAAAGCCAAACATATCGAGCGAGAGTTTGGGATTGGTTTACTCAGGTTTTTTTAACTCGCTTGCATAATGACAGCCAAATAATAATAACACAAACAAGGTGGAACTTGGACGATCTGAGTGGGCGAATTTTAAAGAATTTGAATAACAATAACGAATGGGCAGTATTGTCACTACCTGCAATTGCAGAGGGGCAACTAAGCGAGCACGACCCGAGAGTGATAGGAGAGGCTCTATGGGATGAAAAGCACTCAATAAACAGATTAAACGAGATTAAGTCAGCGAACCCCAGAGCTTTCCACGCTCTTTATCAGCAAGATCCGAAACCTTTTGAGGGCGGCTTAGTTTATCCACGCTTTAAAACTATTACTCAAACTGAATTTGATGCTATTAAGGGGCTCGATGCCTATGGTCTGGACTTTGGATATAACGAACCGACTGCAATGGTACACGTCAAGATAGACAAAGTAAATAAAAAGCTCTATGTAAATGAAGCAATTTATAAAACTGGACTAACTTCGGGACAATTAGCTCAGGAAATGCAATGGCTTAAAATATCGAGGGGTTCGGTTATAATTGCAGACAGCGCTCGACCTGAAATAATACAAGATCTAAGGCAGTATTTTAATGTAAAACCGACCGCAAAGGGCTCAAATTCCGTCTATTATGGCATATTAAAAGTACTCGAATATGAGATTTATATTGTAAATTCAGCAAAAAATGTTATCTTTGAGATTGGGCAGTATAGGTTTAAGGAGGACAAAGACGGCAATCCAACAAACGAGCCTTTCCAAATACACGACCACGCTTTGGACGCTTTGAGATATGCTGTGAGATACTTAGTCGAAAACCAAACAGGAAATATTTTAGCATACGGATAAATAAATTATGATCAACAAAGTAACTTTAGTCGGACGCTTAGGCTCAGACACCGAAACAAAGGAAGCCAAAAACGGCAAGACTTTTACCAAATTAAATTTGGCAACCACTTCGGGTTATTATGACAATAATAAAAAGTGGGTAGAGCAAACATACTGGCACGCTGTTTTGGCGTGGTGGAAGGTGGAAGCTAAAAAGGGCGATACGGTTTATATCGAGGGCGAAATAAATTATACTGAGGATAAAAAAACAATGATAAAAGCCTACATGGTTAAGGTCTTAACTGGGGCAAAAGCAAATACTCAAAGCAATAACGAGGCAGAGGAAAAACTGCCATTTTAATAACTCCAAAATTAAATATTATGACAAATGAAGAACTCCAGATCGGAGCGCAATGGATGGCGATCTTAAACGCTTACAGCCACGACTTCACAACAAAGGCGCTATTTAATCAAACGGCTAACTATCTTAAACAAAATCACGGTCAAAAGGTGAGGGACAGCAAATTTAAAAAAGAGGTTAAGGCTACAACCGTGCTAAATGAGCAGGTAAAACCGAAGCCGAAGCCTATTGGACTAATGGAGGCAGCAAAGAAACGAGACGAACTCGAAGAGCCTACAAACTTGCTGGCAATTGATGAGACGGACAGCGATTTAATACCAAAAAAAGGACGCAAAAAGAATGTATAATATAAGCATTTCAACTGGCGGCTCATTTACCTTCCCTTCAGAACTGGCGGACATAACTTTAAAGCATTATATCGACTTTGTTACCTTTGTCGAGCCTACAATGCCAGCGGAGTTTAAACGTATTGAGGCGGCTTCCATTGCGAGGAATAGCGCTGAGACTGAGCAGGAAAAAGAAAAGGCGTGGAAAGAATTTGACGAGGCAGTACAAGCCTGCGACGATGTGGTCATGTACAGAAAAGTTTATCCATACTTTGCGAGGGTAGTTGCTCACTTTGCGGTCGGTATATCGGAAGAGGTTATCTTAGGCGGTGGGAAGCATGGCGAAGGTATGAACGTCGGACAATTGGAATATCTTTACTCGACAATCATTCGAATAATGAACAATTACGAAGAGCCAGAGTACACAAATGTTATTTTGGTAGATGGTGAGCTTTGGTATTTGCCAATGAGATACATGGAAAAAAGCACGCTAATCGAATACGCGGAAGCGTCACAATTTGAAGCAAACCTCAAAGATTTAGACAAGGGGAACTTTGGCGCTTTGGCTAAAATTATGTGCGTATTGGTTCGCAAAGAAGGGGAAATGTACAGCGACAAACTGCTCAAAAGGGAAGAAATGTTTTTAAATTGGAATCTTAAAAATTGTCTGAAGGTTGCTTTTTTTTTGCTGAAACGAAGCGAAATATCTCAACAAAATTTTCTAATTTATACGGCAGCTCAGGATTTGATGAACGCAAAGCAGGGATTGAAAAATTAAATGCGAGTTTTGGTTGGTACCTTACACTCAAAGCAATTGCAGAAAGCGGAATATTTAACCAGCCAACACTCACTCCCCTTCAATCAGCTGAGCAGGCGAATTTATACGAGGCTTTCACTTATTTAGCAGCCTGCAAAGCGGAGGCGGATTATCAAAAAAGATTATCGGAAGTACATAGTAAAAAATCGTAAAAATGAGAGTTAATCCAAAAGTTCTATTGAATAGTATTATTTTAATTAGTTGTATCTTTGGAACGCTGGCGCTAATTATTGCGATTTTGGCAGGTGGGGATATAGTGAAGGCGATCAGCGCAATATTACTCTTTATGCTGGGTTGGACTGGCGCAAAATTTCACAATAACCTATGAATTTAGTTCAAATATCAAACCTTTTCAATCAAGTTTGCATCGGAATAAATCAGCAGACACCTAATAGAATAGGGTTTTATCATTATGGTTGGTATTCCGATATAAATGCGAATATTTCGAACAATTGGACTGGCGATAATTCGCTGGGGCGGTTATATCCTGCAGTTCAATTCATGTACCCAACTGCGACCATTGAGGTTAAAGAAAAGTCTGTAAAAGGAAATTTGCGCTGTAGAATGGTTGTAAGTCGTCCGCAATATTACGAGAACAACGGCAGTTATATAAATCAGTCAATAATTGAGGCACAAACTGAGCTTGAAGCGCTTGTAATTAACATTATATCTGAATTTAATAGGGTTGCGAGGATACCAGCTAACGGAATGAGCGCAGGGGTACAAAATCCGATAACGATTGACTATTTGAGTGACGCTCACAATGAGAATTTAGTATTGGTAGACGTGGCTTTTAACCTTTGGTATGTTTGGGACTGCCCGACAGATGTGGTCGATATTGCTGCCCTTCCAGATCCTTATGACGATTTACCACCTTTGGCAACTGATTTGGAAAAGGAGCAGCCGCCAATTTTCCCACCACCTCCAACACCTTAAAAAATGACAGATACTCAAGACATATACCAAAGGCTTGGCGAGCAGGTCGGTGAGGTCGTAAAAAAAGCGGTCAAGCAGGCGTTTATTATGCAGGGGCGGACACTAACTGGAGCGCTGGTTAATTCAATTGATTATAACGTAAATGCGACGGTTACAAGCGCCTTTATTGAGTTTACTTTGCTCGATTACGGCATGATATTGAACTATGGAGTGCCTGCCAATCGTATTCCATTTAGTCCTGGCAGCGGTGCGAAAAGTTCGAAATATATTGACGGACTTAAATTGTATGCAAAGCTCCGATTTAATGCTAATGACAAAGAAGCTGAGCGGATCGCTTTTGCCATTGCTCATAAGCATAAAAAATTCGGAATGCCATTGGACAAAAAAACTGGAGCAGTTGAGCAGGGATTGAAGGAAAGTTCGGACGAAGTTGAGGCACTAATATCGGAGGCATTAACAAAGGTTATAAATGTAATGTTTTTGAGTAGCTTTGCGGAGGTAAAAAAGAAAAATTCAGACTCACTAAAAATTAAATATATAGATATATGACACTCGAACAAGCAACACAATTAAAAGACGATTTAAATGAACAGCTTTCACTGGCTGGCAATACAAATTTAACATATTCGGTTTATACTTTTTGGAGCGCGGCAGCGGAAAAATTATACAATGTTATTCTTTACCCGCTTGTTTATAAAACTAAATATGAGGCAGCAAATACGAGCGGACAATTTGCAGTAGTCAGAGTTTCAATTAAAACTCAAAGCGCAGGCGCTCAAACAGACGAGGGGTTTATAAATAATTTTAACGCTAATGTGGCTAACGATCCAGAGGCAAACAACGTTTTAAAATAAATAATATGCCATTAGTAACAGCTCCGCTCTTTACGCTTAACTCGCAATATAGACCGAATGTTTTTGTTATGTCAATGACTTCGGCAGATCCTTTGGTATTGGCTCAGGCTTCGATAGTTGTTGACGGTGTCGGGGTAACATCAATGCAGAAAGCGCCAGCCTATAATATCGGAACGACTTATTATTTTGTGTTTGACGTGGCAAAAGTTTTGCAGACATACTCAGCGCCAAAAGGACAGACAAAAACAACGGTTTTTTTGAATACTTTAAATGCTGCTTACGAAGTTGCCAGCGCTGATATTCATACGAGGGTTGGTCTTATAGTTTCATATTATTACAATGATCCGACAACGGGATTACTCACGCAATTTGTAACGACGGACACGGTTGCAACTGACTATCCTGCAATCGCTGGAACAAGGCAAACAAGGAACTGGAATAATATGGGCATGAATGATTATATTATTGATTATCCAGTTATCGGAGGCGTTTATGATAGGTATTTTTTGACTAATCAAAGAAGTGTTTATCCAACTGCAACCACAAAAACAAATAATCCAATTCCTATTTGCAGCGGTGAAAATTTGACAATGTCATACGTGCCGAGCTCAACAACAAATGCGCTTCGAGTTATTGTTTACGATGCAACGCAAACGGTAGTCGGAACGGCTGGGTTTATTCAAATAACTCCAGGCTCAACACTCACACCGAGAACAATCGGAGCAGGCATCCAGCAACTGCAGGCAACTACAATGACACCGAGCAATCCAATGGCATCAATTCAAACTGGCTATTATTATTCAATTCAGGCAGGAAATTTGACGCTTCCTTCGACTTTTGTTTTGCAAGGGGTTAAATATATGTTTAAAGTTGTTGAATGCTGCAACGAGCGGACAATTCGCTTACATTGGCTTAATAGGTTAGGCGGCTCAGACGCTTACACCTTCACGAGCAAAAAAACAATTAAGGAAAAGACAAAGAGCGAAACAGCACAAAAGCCGCTGAGCTGGGCAACAAGCGTACCACCTGCGACAAGCTACGACAAAGGTATTTTTAAAATATTTCAGGAAACGACAAAAGAATACGAAGTAGAAAGCTCTTTTTATAGCGAGGTGGAAGGCGCTTGGATAGCTGAGCTTTTAAGTTCGCCAGAGGTTTACATGGAAACCAGCGACGGACTAATTGCAGTAGTAATTCAGGATAGCAGCATAACAATAAGCGAAAACGACCAACTTTTAAACGTGGTGATCCAATTTGTTGAGGCTAATTATATAAGCGTACAATCTAACTAAATGGCGGATATTAAAATTATAATTGACGGTCAGGTCGCTGAGTTGCCTCCAAACGGTTTAAAACTGCCTTTGACATATAGTTTAAGAAGCCGAGACGGACTCGCAATAAATACTGGCAGCCGTTCGGAATATGCCTTTGAGCTGCCTGCGACAAAGCACAATGATAATATCTTTAATCAATTTTATGATCCTGCAACTTATACAATTTTAGAGCAGGCTTTTTTATCTGCGAGTATTGAAGTTGACGGATTGCCATTTTTTATAGGTCGCTGTCAATTGCAGTCGGTAACACTCAGACAAGACCAATATTTCTGGCAGGGGCGAGCTTATAAAGTTGCTTTTTATGGAAATAATGCGGATTGGAGCACTCGAATAGGTGACCTTCTTATTAAAGATTTACCATTTACGGCTCACACTTATAGTTATCTTGATAACCTTACTCATTGGTATAATAGCTATCCGACAAACGATTTTAAATATTTGCCTTTAAAGCTAAAAGATTATACAACTTTTGGACAGCTCGATGCTTTGGAAGATTCTCATCCTGCAATATTTGTGGTCGATGTTTTGAATAAGGCATTTGCTTCGATTGGATATACAATGATTTCTAATTTTTTTAGCTCAGCTTTTGCGGAACGTCTTATTATGCCAGTGCCAATATTGAATAAATATATAATTGATAATCAATTTGGCGATGAATATTTAAATATTGCTGCAGACGAAAGTCAAATAAATTACGGTGGTTTCGGTCCTACTTTAATTTTCCCAAATCAAACATTTTCTCCATCAATTGGTCCAAATCCTTATAATAATATAACGGGTATTTATACTGCTACAATGCCAGGTTTTTATCTTTTTGAAGTTGAAGTTAGAGTTTCAAATATTACAACTTCAGCGGATTGCCTTTTTGGGTTTAGTATAAATGGAGTTCCTCCAGTTTCTCCAATTTGGGGGCTTAGTAATATCTTGACAGATACTATATTTAGAGCTGAACAAGTTTTAAATTTAAATGCAGGAGATACCGCTGAAGTTTATGGATTATCTTTTGTTGTTTCGCCTGGTACTTATGATTTTGCAGCAACATTAAAAGTAACTGGGGAGGCTGAAATAGTAGAAGGCTTTAATCTTGACTTAAAATATGTTATAGACCCATCGCTCAAAGTTATTAATTTGATTAGGGGGCTCGCTCACGCTTTTAATTTAGTATTTGAAACAAACGAAGGAAGCCGCACGGTTTATATTGAACCTGCAGACGATTTTTTACTTGAAAGCAGACCAGCATCAATACAATTAGAGGACGGTTTTTACACGGCTCAAAAAGGTTTAGATTATACTCCATTTGTAGATTTAAGCAAGGGCGGTGAGTTAGTAAGCGACACAAAGCAATTAAGCCAGCTCAGGCTAAAATGGAAGGACGACAGCAACGATCCGACGGTTGAGGCGCTGAATTTAAATGCTAATTTAGGCATATTAGAAGCTCGATATCAGTTTCCAGTTAATAGGTTTAAAGTTGGCGAGGATGTAGTCGAAAATCCTTTTTTTGCTCCGACATTAGTAGTAGCTGACAATGAAATAAAATTTGTAGATAGTTTAAAAACGCCAATTATTCCGATAATCTGGGCAGTTAATTATCTTGAAACAAGTACAAGTACTGAAATTGTTACTCAAATGCTACCTCGCTTATTGGTATCTGATCCAGTTACAACTGGCGACGAAAATGGAACTATAAATGTTTTTGACGGTACAAATGTTGTTGACTACAAAACTCCGCTTAATTACATGGTCGATTATAACGACACAATCGGCTTCCAGACCTCGCTCAGTTTTGGAGATGTGACCGTTAACGGCTTAAATGTAGCAGGACTTTTAAAAAGATTTTATCTTTCTGAAATGGTCAGGCGAAGCGGTGGAAAATATCTGGAATTGTTTATCCTTTGGGACGTGGTTAAAATTCAAAATTTGACCTTTAGAGACAAGATTTTCATAAATAACAATACTTATATCCTGCAGGAAATAAATACCTTTGACGTGGCGAAAAATCAAAGCACAAAGACCTATTTTGTTTTAGATAATAAGGAAGTCGGGGCGGATGCAAATATTCAAAGCACAATTTTAACAGCAAAAATAAATACGGTATAAAATGTCAAACACAATAGTCGGTTTTACTATAAATATTGACGGTATTCAGTCAATAAACCAACTAAATGCCGAAATTAAGCAGACTCAGGCGGCAATGAATGCGCTTGACCTTAGCACGGAAGAGGGCAATAAAGCGTTTCAGGAGCTTAGTCAGACTTTGGGCAAAATGACGGCTCAGCAAAAGGCGCTAAAAAAGGCTCAGGACGATGTAAATAAGTCGTTTTTGCCAGAAAAAGCGGTCGGAGCTTATGATGCACTAAGCGCAAAACTTAATAAACTCCGCAAAGAGTTTAAAAATGCGGCTCTTGATGGCTCGAAAACGACTGCTGAGCTGGATGCAATGCAAAAAGAGATCCAACAACTCGACAAAACTCTTAAAAATGTTGACGGTCAGGTCGGACAATTTCAAAGGAATGTCGGTAATTATCCAAAGACATTAAGCAGAGTAACTCGTTCACTTTTGCAGACCGTGCCAGGCTTTGAGGCTTTTAATTCAACATTGAGAGACGGTGAGGGGCGTTTAACTGGCTTCGGTAAGGCTTTAATCGGTGGTTTTGTAGCGTTTCAGGCTGCCAGACTAATAGGTCAGGCAATGAAAAGGCTTGACGAGTTTATAAGCAAAATAAACGAAACGAGAGAAACGGTTGCGGAGTTTTCTGGCGCTTATGGTGAGGATTTAGACAAGCTCACAGCAAGCACTACGGCATTGGCTGACACTTTTGACACGGACGCGAAAACAATTAGTAAGGCGGCTGAGGCATTAAGTAAGCAGCTCGGTATAGGTTTTGAGGATGCGCTTTTAAAATTGGAAGGGGCATTAGTTGAGGGGCAGGGTAATGCAGACGATTACTTAAATAATATTGCGGAATTTCCTGCAGCGTTTCAGGCAGCCAGCGGTAGTGTTACTGAATTTTCGGAGCGAAACAAAAGTTTGCTAAATACAAATAAGGAACTTGCAGCCAGTCAGGTCGAAGTCGCTAAAAAATTGCAGGGCGTCAATGATACATTTAAAAGCGCTGGCAAGGCTGTTGAAACTGGATTGTTTTTAATCCTTGCTAAATTGATTGATATATTCAGACCAGTTGGCGAGGCTTTCAGTAGGTTAGGGCAATCATTAGCAGGTTTATTTGCAATATTTAATAAAGGCGGTGAGCAAACATCTATATTTAGTAAAATACTCAGCGCTTTATCTTTTCCGCTCGAAGTACTTGCCTCGTTTTTGCAAATTGCTGCGGATGGAATCGCTTATTTAATTAAGGGTATTACTGATTTTATTGGGCAAAGTCCTTTTTTACAATCTGTATTTGAGCAGATAAGTAATGCAATATCTTCGGTCAATGATGGATTTAGAAATTTGCCAGCGGTTTTTTCTGGAGTGGTGGCGGCTTTAAAACAACTCGGTACTAACTTTGTAAACTTTTTCCAATCCTTATTTTTAGATGCTCAAATATTTGCGGAACAAGTTAAGGGTGTTTTCGGGGCAAATGTACAAAGCGCAATTGACGACCTGCGCAGGCGAAGAGCTGAGGCAAATAAAGATCAGGGTTCACTACAAGACGCATTCAATAAAGCCTACGAGGAAAGCAAAAAGAAGTCGGATGCAAAGAGGGAAGAGGACGCAAAAAAAGCAGCCAAAAAGATTGTAAAAGTTGATCAAGACGCAAATAATGCAGCTATAAAATCGGCTCAGGATGCCGCTAAAAAGTTAGCCGAAGACCGTGCAAAGTTTCAGGAGGACGAAGTCAAGCAAGCCAGACAACGTGCTGCTCTGTTAGCTGACCTTAGCGCAAAGGCAATTGAGGAACGCATTAAAAATATTCAAGACGGTTACGAGCGGGAAGTTGCGGAGATAAACAATAATTTCGAAAAACAAAAGGCTGATTTAAAAAAGCAGTACGACGATTTAGTTATCGCAGCGAAAGAAAGGGAAGCGGAACTTATTAAAACATTCGGGGCAAATTCCGCTGAGGTGTTGAAGGTACAAAAGGAAAATGCTATCCAATTGCAAGCCGTTGCTCAGGCTCAGGCAACTATCTTAATTCAGTATGAGCAACAAAAAACAGACGCGCTCAAAAAGGTAAATGAGGAACAAAGATTGTCTGAGGTGCAAAAGGCGAAGGAGCAGGTCGAAAAGCTCAAAGAGTTACGAGATATGGCGCTCAGTTCCGAAATTGACTATATCGAGCAACAAGGCGAATTAAGGCAGCTAAAAAACCAAGAGACGCTCAACAAGTTATTATCTCAGGAAAAGGACGCAAAAAAGAAAGAGCAGCTAATAAAACTGGCAGCCGAGCAAGAGATTATCGATAATATTGCCAATATTAGAAACCAGATACAAGCCTTAAACGATGCGGAGGCTCAACTATTAGACGAAAACGGAAAATTAAAGGTTGGAATTACTCAGGCGGAATATGACGAAATATTACTGGCACGCCAAAAGTTATTTACTGATTTATCGGAGGAGGAAAAAAAGCAGACTGAGGACGTAAAGAAAAATGCAGATGAGCAGGCAAAAATTAAGCAAGACCAATTTAATCAGGTGCTCGAATATTTTAACGAGGGTATCGGTTTAATAGGTGACGCTTTTAAAGTTGCAAACGAAAGGCAGCAAGCCGCTTTTGATGCTGATATTGAAAGAAGCCAGTTAAGGCAAGAAAAGCTACAAGAGGAACTTGAAAATAGTACTGGCTTAAGACGTCGTTTTTATCAGGAGCAGCTCGATGCTGAAATAGCTAATCAGGCAGCCATTGAAAAAGCAAGGGAGGAATCCGCAAAAAGAGCAGCCAAAAAAGAAAAAGCCATTGCTATAATACAGTCTATAATTAACACGGCTTTAGCAGTTACAAGAGCATTTGCAACGTCTGGAATAGCTGGAGCGATTGCGGTCGGTATTGCTGGCGCTGCTCAGACTGCTATCATTGCGGCTCAGCCACTCGCAAAGGGCGGAGTTGTTGGCAAGGGTGACGAAATAGTCCAATTTGCAGACGGTGGCAAAGTTACGAGCAGGGGCAATATAAAGCCTTTGAGTAATGGTGACAATGTACTGGCAACACTTAAAACTGGCGAGGTTGTACTTAATCAGGAACAGCAAAGACGGATTGGCTATTCAACACTAAAGGCGGCACGGATACCAAACTTTGCTATGGGTGGCGTGGTCGGTGCTCCCTCTGCATTCCTGCAAGATAGCCTAAACAAAGTAAGCGAGGAACAAAGCAGGTTTAAAGTTATGCAGGACCTTGTTTTGGAAACTCAGGGGCGAATTGATAGGCTGCAGGTTGTATATACTGCCAGTACGGACGATGACGTCGAAAAGGGGCGAAATGAGCGCAAAGAAATTAGAGCGACAGCATCATTTTAAAAATTATCCTTATGTATATTAGAGAAATTCCAGCGGAGTATATGCCAGAGGTTCGGGAAATTATGGAGCGCAATAAGTCAGCAATGTTAATTCCGCATTCAGACCTTGAAAGAATGTTTTACTTTTACTATCGATTTGTAAAGGTATTGCAGCGAGGCGAGAATGCTGAGAAGCGAATGAAAAAGGATTTAAGTTGTCCAGCCTGCAAAGGTAAAGTAATAATGTATTTTAGAAATTTAGAACTATGATTGTAAACCTAACAAGGGATAGGCAAAAAAACTCGAGGCGCTTATTTTGTCATATTTTGGCTGCTGAATTGCAGGAAAAGCTGGGGGAGATACCAAACCTGCAAGCTATTATCTTTTATTTACTAAAATACAATATTGTAAGACAATCGGTAATAAATCGCTATGTAGTTATAAAGATTTACCCCGAATATTTGGAGCGCTTTGAAAAAAAGTCTGTTGCTGTTACGGAATTAACAAAGGTTTTGCCAGTTGAAGAAACTGCTATTTATAACATTTTAGGCAATCATGCAGCCTATTTTCTACCAAATAAGTTCGATTTTTGAAAAAAAGTGTTAAAATTTAGCTTTGGATGAAAAATATTTTTGAAAAAGCTTTTTTATTATAGAATTATAATCTATCTTTGTATCACAATAGAACGAAAGGGAATTATTCCTTTGAAGTTGATTGATATTAAATTTGTTGAAATTATAAAACTTTAAAGACTATGAAAAATTTCAAATTGACTGAGGAACAATTCATTCTCCTAACTACAAACAGCTTGACTCTAAAGAATAATTATATTTGTGAGATAGTCAAAGCTGAACACCAAGAGCTAAAAGATTTCTACCAAAAAGAAATCGATAGGATAAATGAACTTTTTGATAGCCTTAATTTTAAATTAAAAACAAATTTCTGATGCAAAACTACATAGTTTTATTGGACAGACAACACACAAAAAACTTCAAGATTATGTTTGCCTTCGCAGAAATTACACACCACTCGCTCGAAACTGGCTACGATACAAAAATACTTTTCGTTAAGGTTGTAGAGCTGACACATGAAAATAGCATGAACAAACGTGCAATTATTGAGTACACTTACAAAGGCGAAAACCTGCGGCACTTTATACCCAGAGATAGACTGATCGCTCCAAATATTGTACATAGCGAAGTTTTGTTTTATCATTATGCATCTGGCTGGGAATATTGCATTGAAGTTCGAGCGGACTTTTTTAAGCATCCAGACGAATTGTTTGTCAATATGACGACCAAGCATTTGATAACTGAGCTGAAGGTCAACGGTCACAAAATGAATGATCCTGCAGAGGCTGCGGATTATATGAATGCAGATAGAGAAGAACTCGAAAGAAAAATATTAGCGAAGTTGGTCGAGTATGTCGATGAACTTCCATTTTAAACACTTTTTATCACTTATAAAACCTTTATTATTATGAAAACTTTATTTTTTATTTTGGCGCTCTCAGTTAGCGCAATGGCTCAACAGCAAGACACTTTGTATTGCATCCAGATTATGAGTACAAAGACTCCGCAGTATATTAGAGCCGAGCAACTCGCTATGTGTACGCTCGACAAAGCTATGGTTGAGCAGGTCGGAGATTATTACAGAATTATGTTTGTTTATGAGACTGAAATGGAAGCGGACTACATGATTGCAACTTGGCAGAGGGCGCATAAAGACGCTTTTATCTGCAGACGTACTAAAGAGCAGGTCGCAAAGTTTTACCCTTTTATAACTAAAGAATGAGAGATATAATTACTGTAATAGTTTTGGCTATCTTGGTTTGGCAATTATTACGCTGCGAGTTTAAGCAGGAATACAAAGCACCTGAGCAAAATTTCAATGGTGCTGACACTTTGAAAATCTTTTTTGTTAATGACTCCATCACGGAAATAAAACCTTTAAAATGAAACAGACAGCAGTAGAATGGTTAATTGAGCAGTTTAAAGTACCTAATTCAGATTCTTATATTTCTAAAACTTTTCAACAAGCCATCGAAATGGAAAAGCAGCAGATAAAAGATTCTTATGATGCAGGCTATAGAGATGGCAATGCTATACCAGGATATGATTATTTTGATGATTCAGAATCTTATTATGAAAAAACCTACAAAAAATAAACTTGGCTAACGGCTTTGTGTAAGATTGCGCAGTCTTATGCATTAACTCCATATTGAGGCACAAGTTTTCGGAAAACCGATGACAGCTGGAAAGACAGCATTTTTTTAACTTTAAAACAAACACAATGAAATATTTTATCCTATTCATTGCGGCAGTAATTATCGAAATAGCAAGCACATTTTATATTAGTGCTGTTTCGGATAGGGTACTTTTTCCAATGGTTTTTTGGGCGTTTGTTGGTCCGTTTTTAGGATTGCCCTTCCTTGCCTATCAAATCGAAGCAAAAGACAATTGGCAGCGTGCAAAATTAGCTTTGTGTTATGGCTCTGGCTATGCCTTAGGAGCTGCTTTAGTCAACATTTTTTTATAATTTAAAACCTTATTTATGAAAATAGCAATTTTAATTTTAACGACTTTTTTGTTTAGCTCTGCAACATTTCCAGCGCTAAAAAGGCAGCCGCCAAAAAATCACATTGAGCAATACATTGATAAGTATTTAAGGACGGCAAAGAAGGAAGCGGAGCTCTTTAATATTCCAGTCAGTATAACGCTGGCTCAGGGTATAATTGAAAGCAACTGCGGACGATCAAGTTTAGCCAGAAAACACAATAACCACTTTGGGGTAAAATGGCATAAAGGCAGAAAAGAAAAGTTTGCAGTTTATCGAGATGACACTCCGAAAGATAGGTTCGTTGTTTATCGCTCTGCGTGGTGGTCATATCGGGACCACTCCAGATTATTGACGTCACGGCATTACAGACACCTGACAAAGCTTAAAAGGACTGATTATAAAAGTTGGGCACGAGGTTTGAAAAAATGTGGATATGCAACAGCTCCAAAATATGCCGAAATTTTAATCTCAGTAATTGAAAAATATGAGCTTTGGCGCTATGATTTGAAATAAAGATTTATATTTGTGTTTGTGTGTAGTAATTCCATGTAGTTTTAAGTTGGCTGCTATCCTTAACTGGGTAGCAGTTTTTTTTATTTATCGTTTTTTTGTGAGTTAATGACTATTTATTTTTGTTGAAAATCTATTAAACGATGTTTGAATTAAACATTTTCGGCACAATTGGCAGCAAAGATACTGAGACGAAAGACTCGGTCAAAAAGGCGTTAAACGATGCAGGCGGTCAGGACGTGCTTATCAATATATCAAGTTCTGGAGGTTCTATTATCGAAGGCATGGCAATATCTGAAATGATTGCTTTGTATCCAGGTAAAACCACAACGAGAGGCATCGGGATTGTTGCCAGCGCTGCGACTATCATACTAATGGCAGGAAAGAAAAAGGAAATGACTAAAAACTCCTTTTTTATGATGCATAATTCTTGGGGCGGAGTTGAAGGGAACGTATTTGAACTTGAAAAGACTATCGAGCTTTTGAGAATGTTTGACGAGCAGATGGCTGCAATTTATACGGCTCAGCTCGAAAGCAAAGGAAAGTTAATCGGAGGCAGCAAAGAAAAGACTTTAGAGGAAGTTAAAAAAATGATGTCGGCTGAAACTTGGCTCACGGCAGAGGAAGCGCTCGAAATGGGTTTTATCGACATGATTGTCGAAGAGAAAACAAACGAAAACTCTATATATGAAGAAACCTACGCAATGATTAGAGCGGAGGCAAAATTTAAAAACATTCCAAATCAAATCAAAAACAGTATGCAAGTTGAAAAAAAGACTTTTCTTCAGCAACTCGCTGCGATGTTTGGTTTTAAAGCTGAAATAACTGAGCAGGAAGTCGAAACGGCTGCCATTGTTGAGGAAAAAGCCGAAGAGCCAGCCATTGAAGTAAAAGAGGAAGTAAAGACCGACGATACAGCCGAAATGTTGGCTAAAATCGAGGCTCTGGACAAACAGCTCGAAGAAAAACAACTCAAACTCGAAGCACTTGAAGCTGAAATTCAGGCGAAAATTAGCTATAAAAGTGATGTAAAAGCAGAAAAAACTGCTGAAATCGGTTTCACTCAGGACCAGATTTTGCAGGCATCAAAATTTATTAACTCACTTATCAAAAACTAATATAAAATGTCATTCAATAAAGAAAATTTTTATCAGGAGGGTAACAGCGAGGAGTATTTCTTCGGTCGTACCAATCCACTTGCAAACCCTGCAAACGCTGAAATACTAAAAATTGAGGAGTGCGGAGCTTGTACACTTGAACTTGTTGGCTCTTTGGAAGTTGTTGAGGGTATTGCTGAACTAACTTTTGGAGCTCCGACAGACGCTTACGATTTTAAATATGTAAAATTGCAAATCACAGACGGCAAAGGTAATTTTGTTACTGTTGTTAATAATGGCATCAATCCGACTATGGACGTTGACGTTACAAGTTTACTCGGTTCAGATTGGACTGCTACGATTGTAATGGAAACTGGCGAAGGAGACTTATTGAGCTGTAATTGCAAAGTGGTTTATAATTTCAGTTATGAGGGTGGTGTTTTGACTCTTGATACGGTTGCTTCAAATGCTCCAGTTTTGGCAGTTTATGAAGTTGGCGGTTCAGTTGCTGTAACTTCCATCGATTTAGGTTCATTTCCTGACGGAACAAACATTCCTTTTCAAGTTGAATTGCATAATACAGGCTTTACGGTTTTGACCGTTGCAAGTGCGACTCCAGTTGCTGACGTATTGACTGCGACACTTCCTCAATTTGCAGGCGTTATCTATCCAGGTCAAAAATATACACTTAGTGCAGTTGCTGACGGTACACTCGGAGCAGGTGCTCAAACGGGCGATATTAACTTTGTAAGTGACGGAGGAAATATTACTTTAGTAGTAACTTGGACTCTTGTTTAATTCATTAACTAAAATCTAAATAATTATAAATATGGCAACTTTTGAAGCAGGTCAATTTCGTATTGGCTTAGTCGGAACTCAGGCTCAGGAAATGCTTTTCAAACCAGTATTTTTTGACGCTGAAATAGAAGAGATTTTCGAGACAATGGTACTCGTAAACAATAAGCAACAAATCGGATATGTTGGCGCAATGGAAGATATTATGCAACTGGCTAACGGTTGCGGTTGGACTCCAAAAGGTAACTTAGGTTTGTTTGAAAGATGTATCGAAGTTGACGAAGTGAAAGTAAATCTGGAGCTTTGTTATGACGAATTTGTAGGTACAGTATACAAGCAAAAGCTCAAAGCTGGCACCAATAGCAGCAATTTGGAAGGAACTATCTTCATGCAAATTCTTATGACTCGCATGGTTCAGGCTCTTAAAAAACAGATGCTTAAAGTAGCTTTCTTTGGTAACAAGGCGAATGTTGACGATGCTGTAAATATCACAGACGGTATGTGGTCGGTTTATATTCCTCAATTGGTTGCTGGCAACTTAGTTCCTTATATCAATTCAAACTCAGGCACTCCGCTTGGCGCTGGTGACGGTATCGACCTTCTTACTGCAGTTTGGGAAAATAGCTCAAATGTTTTGGCTGCTGTTCCTGAAGCTCAAAAAGTATTCTTGGTTTCTGCCAATGTTTACAGACAATACCTGCAGGATCTACAAAATAATGGTGTAAGCTCAGCGGCTCACTTGACACTCCTTACAAATGGAGCGCAAAGATTGACATTCAACGGCATTGAGGTTCGTCCAATGTACGACTGGCAGCAATACGCAGCTCAATACCTTAATGTAACTGATGCTAACTTTGTCCTTTATACTGAGCGCACAAACTTTGTTCTGGGTACTGATATTGCAAATCCAATCAATCAGTCAATCGCTTGGCATGACGAAGAGGATGAGAAATTAAAAGTAAAATCTAAGTTTTATCTTGGTTTTAACTATAAGCACTCCGACCTGATCACGGTTGCATACTAATTTTTTAACCTAATAAAAATATAAATATGAGCTGTTTAACATCAGGTTTAACAATAGATTGCGCTAATGCCTGCGCTGGTGGTTTAGCTAAGTTTTGGGTAGCATCTAAAGAGGATGTATCTGCTTTGAACATCACGGCTGGCGAAATTGACACGATCACAATGGTTGGCTTAACTAAATTCTATGAGTTTGAGCCATATCAGGAGACTGCCAACTTTACAGAGACTGGCGAAAGAGCCAACTGTAATACTGTTATTACTCAAACTTTGGTAGCTGTCTTTCCTTGTCACGCTTTGGCAACGAGAGAGGCTATTAAGGAATTGCAAGACTGTTGCTGCGGTTTTATCGTAATTCACGAAGAAAACAACGGAACACGTTGGTTGTGGGGTGCTCCAGATGCTTTGACAACTTTGGGAATTGCTTACCCTGCTCAGCTAACAAATTTTGAAACTATTACGGGAACAGCAATTAACGACCAGAACCAATCGACAATTACTTTGACGTCAAGAGGCACGGTTCAGGCTATTCCAGTCGCTTCAAGTGTAACTATTCCAGTCTAATTTTTGGATTTTGGGGGAATTCATACGGAGGGGGAGGGTGTTAATCCTTCCCCTTTTTTAAATTAAAATCTGTTTTTATGTTTAAAGTAAAAGAAAAATTTATCGATTGCACGGTCTATAATACAGAATTTACCGTACATTTGTCAAAAGCAACGCAGGAACAGCTCGAACATTTATATCACATAGGTTTTAAAGGTGTTGAGTTGGTAGGCAAAAAGCCAAAAAACAAGGATGTAGACAACTTTAAAGCAGAAAGTACAGATAATAATAATGAGTAGAAGAAAAGTCGTTATATCGGGCGAAAATAAGCCAAAAACAGACGTTTACGCATGGGGTTCGCTTAATCTCGGTGTAAATCCGTTTAAAGTTGATGACATTTTCAGAGAGCCGACTCGGGACATTTTGCAAAAAACGGTCTGGGATTATGTTCCTTTCAGCACTTATGACCTCTGCAGGCTTGACCGATTGCAGGCTATTTGTAATAATTCGCCAACGACAAGCGGAATAATTCAGCAAAAAGTTAATTACTTTGGCGGTGACGGCTTTTATACTGTTCCTGCTTCGACTATGTCAATGCTGGCGAGTTTAAAAACTGCAAAAGCTGAGGCGGCAGAAATAACAGAGGATCAGATCCAGTCTTTAAATGAATGGCTCACGGCTTTGACTCCTGAGGGCGAAAATGTTGAGGAGTTGACTGCTAAAATTAGTAAAGATTTTGCAAGTTTTGGGAATGCCTTTGTCGAAGTTCAAAGAATAAAAGTAGGTCAGACAAAAAAATATTATTTGCGCTGCCTGCCTATTAACTGGTGCAGACCTCGAAAAGCTGCAAAGGATAGTATTTATCCCACTCATATAGGGGTTTCAGATGAATTTGAGGAAGCATGGGAGATAACTCCTCAAAATGTGACTGATTTACCTATTTTTCCAGTCTTTGAGAAAATCGGAGGCGTTGAAAAGTCAATAGTTCACTTGAAAAATTATGAGCCTACGCTTGTTTATTGGGGTATTCCTGACTGGGTGAGCGCCAAAATCTGGGCGGAACTCGAATATAGGATTCCGAAATTTAATCAAAGCAAGTTCGAAAATGGTTTCACTCCTTCGGCTATTATTTCGCTCTTTGGCTCAGCCAATCAAGAGGAAGCTCAGCAAGTAGTGCGGGCAATGAAAGAATGTTTTACTGGCACTGGGAATAATTCTAAAATGTTTATTCAGGCTTTGAGGGACCCGACCTATAAATCAGACGTTCAGGTTTTAAATAGCAGTAACGAGGGCGAATTTTTGAACTTACAAAACATGGCTCAGACGAATATCATTGCGGCACATCGCTGGTCCGTTTCGCTCACTGGCTTAAGAACGGCTGGAAGTTTAGGAACTAATCAACAGATAAGATCTGAATTTGATATTGTTTATAATACGGTTATTCGTCCAATGCAAAGGCTTTATTTAACAAAGTTCCTTAATCCAGTTATACAAGACGCTGGCAAATGGTTAGGCTTTGATTGGTCTAATATTGCGGTCGATATAGCGAAGCCAATGCCAGTAAGTTTTGCTGGAGATATTCCGATCAAAGATATTTTGACGGTTGACGAAATGCGTGCGGAGTTAGGTTTTCAACAAATTCAACAAGAGCAATTAAATATAGAAAATGCAGACACTAATCAAGCCAGCTGAGGTAGTAAATACTGGCATTTACAGACCTGCTCCAGTTACGGCTCGTTTTGACGTTAATCAAATAAGCCCTCACGTAAAAGATAGCGAGGAACGCTTTTTGCAGCCACTTTTAGGGGTTGCCTTATACAATGACATGATAGCTCAGCAAAACCCCTTAGAAAGCAATTACAACCCTGCAGTCGGGGCAATTGTGCCGAAGTTTATTGCTCCTGCTCCTGCGATATATGAAACGCTCTGGACGAGCTTTTTGCTTCGATATACTGCCTATGCTGTCTATTACGAAGTTTTGCCTTATTTGACTATTCAGGTGAGCAGTAAAGGCATTTATCAAAACGATAGTGAGTTCGCTCAAAATGCTGGCGTTAATGGTGTGCGCTTTCTGCAGGACAATATGATGCAAAGGATTGACAATTTAAAGCCTTTAATCGAAAATTTCCTTTGTGCTAATAAAACACTTTTGCCATTATTTGACGCTAAAAATTGCCCTTGTGAGGACGATTGCGGGCACTGCCATACAGACTGCGGATGCGGCTATTTCAATATGACTGGCAAGCACTGCCATACCTGCGAGACGAAAAAAAATACTTCAACTAATATAATATTTTACCAATGAACATAATTAAACAATCGACTGGAAATGTCGTTTTAACGGATGCCGCTGGCAATATTCAAAAGGTTTTTGTCAATGTTAATGCTTTGGATGTAAAAGGAACAGACGAAGTTATTGTAAAATTTGGTTTTAATCAATGGCATTCTTTATTCGCGAGTCAGATTAGCAATACTCAGGTTGAGCCAGCCGCTGCAGTTGCCTTCTCTGGTAATGCTTTTGATTTAGTCGCTTTACTTTCGACTTCTTTTTTTTTTGATGTAATTGGCAGCGGTGACAATTTAGCGACGGTTTTAACTGCTGGTAATTCGGCAGGTGCTAATGATATTGATATGAATGGAAATGACATTCTAAATGTCAATGAAATTACATCTACTGGTGATTTATTTCTTAATCCAGTTGGTTCTATTGATTGCAATGGTCAAACTCTAAACATGACTGGCGGAGAAATTCATAATTGCGATTTAATACATTCTCAAAATAATACTGATATAGTAATTGAGGGTAAGGGAACTGGCGATATTATATTAAAAACAAATAATTTAGCACGGTTAACAATTACTGATGCAGGTGTTTTTACAGGATTGCCAGTTGAGATTCAATTAGCTGCCTCCGATGAAACAACAGCATTAACAACTGGAACTGCAAAGATGACCTTTAGAATGCCTCATGCTATGACACTAACTTCGGTTCGTGCTTCGCTTACTACAGCTCAGGCTTCAGGTTCTATCTTCACAGTTGACATAAACGAGGGAGGATCATCGATTCTCGGCACAAAGCTAACTATTGACAATACAGCAAAAACATCTGTAACGGCAACAACACCTGCAACTATTACAACATCCGCACTAACTGATGATGCCGAAATAACAATTGATATCGACCAAATCGGTGACGGAACTGCAAAAGGTTTAAAAATAACTCTAATCGGAACAAGATGATAATAAATCCTTACGTTTTTGGTGCTGCTTTCGACCCTGATGCACAAGCATTCATTACGGCAGCAGGCATAACAGATAACACGCAAAAGACTGCGATAAATACCCTTGTTTTGGATATGAAAGGCTACGGTATTTGGACAAAGATGAAAGCTGTATATCCTTTTGTTGGAGGCACTGCTACAACGCATAAGTGGAACTTGAAAGACCCGCAGGACACAAATGCAGCGTTTAGGTTGGTGTTTTTTGGAGGTTGGACACACGATGCTAATGGAGTGCAAGGTAATGGAATAAATGGTTATGCTGATACTAAATTTAATCCAAACACAGGATATTCAGTAAATGATAATGGGCATATTTCAGTTTATTCAAGGTCAAACCAAAGTGCTGTTGATTCAGATTTTGGTGTACAAGTAGCAACATACCTAATTTTAAGTATAAGAAGGTCTGATATAAGTAATAATAGTTATTTTGGTGTTAATACTACAAATTTTTCTATTTATAATTCAGACCCTAATTCTTTAGGCTTATATATTGCTAATAGAATTGGAACAAGTCAAAAGGCTTTTAAAAATTCAAGTATTGTTGTAAGTTCAACAAACGCATCAGGAACAAGACCAAATGCTAATTTAGTTCTTGCAGGATTAAATTTTAATGGCTCAATTGATGGTGGTCTTTACTCAAATAAACAATATGCTTTTGCATCTATTGGTGATGGCTTAACAGATACAGAAGCAGGTAATTTTTACACAGCCGTGCAGGCATATCAAACAACTTTAGGTAGACAAGTATGACATACGTAGGACTTTTAACAATTGAACAAAAAGATAGCCTAATTGGTCAGCTTTACGATGACGACAGCTATTTCAATCCTATTCAGGATGACTTCGACCAATGGATTATTAGCACAGAA